GCGAGAAAGAATCTTACCTTCCTTATCAAAGATAAGGCCGCGACACTCACGACGAATTGCCTTATGGCGCGCAGCTTCATCGCGCATCTTAGCAGAACCTCCAGAAGTCTTTACTTCAGGAAAAGTATCAGTCATCGATACCATGTAGTTGACTACATAGCCCCAATCTCGTTCTGCAATGATGAACTCATCGCTCCCAGCAATCGCAGGACGCACGTCATCAAGATGTTCGATTACCGGAAATTCGTACTTCATTTTCTTTAACCTTCGTAAACAAGAACCTTATCAAACCCTTCATCATGAGAAGGAATTTGGATACAGTCGATCATATCCTTAATGATATGAGTGGGGATAGTCTTACCAGGACGCGAGTCTAGACGGCGCTTATGTTCTTCCTTGTTAGGAGCAGGGAAGTACACAGCAATCTTCGTATAGTGAGCAGGAACCATAGCCAGTTTAGCCTTACGAGACTTAACTGATAAATTAGTCTGATCCCAGATCACATTCCGATTGTTCTTGAATGCATCCTTTGCCATCTTATTCATATTATCAGTAGCCTTCTTGATATGATCTTTGAAGGCTTGATTATATGTGATACCTTCCTTCTCAGCAACAGACTCAATGTAATTATCTGTACTAAGAAGGTTAAATTGCATAGGATCACAGTTCTCCTTTACCCAGGTAGACTTACCAGAGCCAGGGACACCAACGAGCATTACCAATTCAGACATTAGAAGTTTCCTTCTGCAACTTGCAGGCAACGAATACCACATTCGCGCCAAGCCTTAACGATACGATCACGATCATCGAACGCTAGAAGAGGATTATAACCGTCTTTACGGATATCTTCCAGCAATTCTTTCTTGATAATGCTATCGTCTCTATAGTCTCCCTTATGTCTCATGTACGTCTTAGCAAATGGCACATTATACTTCTTTAGCCAAGTCTCAGTAACATCACGATACACTTCTTCACGACCAGAGCATATTACTACGGCAATACCTCGTTCATCTGCAATATGTGCAAACTGGACGATATCCATATGAGGTGGGTCATGAGCCATACCAGCATTCCATGCTGGCCAGTTCTTTGGCTTTTGCATAACCCACTTCTTACGGTGGTCCGAATTGGCCAACGTACCGTCCATGTCAAAGATCCAACAGTCTCTCATTTGCTTCCTTAATGTGTTTACAGCTTCTGCGGAACTGGAATGCGGCGCAAGTACAATCACTATGCTTCTCGCCAATATTCACAGTATACACATCGCCCTTTGAACCAGTAATAGTAAATGTTTTAACTGCAGGAAGATTTACTTTCTGCTTAGAAACTTTACCATCAATCTCTACAATATGCTCTTTTGCAATAATACGAACAGGGAACTTCTTATCACCTGTCGTAATAGCAATAGCATCGTAATCCACCCACTTAGGAGTGGCTACAATCTCACCCTCATAGTAATTGAACTCACGCTGCACATTAACAGCATAGAGATGCTTCTTACCATAGAACGGATTACGGGCTACTACTTGCATTATCGAACTCCTTGATAGAATGATACGCTAAAAACGATAATCATTCCAGCGATAAATGCTAGAAGCGGACCAAAGACTATGAGTGTATCTGTTGTGCTCATTTTACTTCACTCCATAGATCTGTTTGACCATCTTAACGATCTCACGACCACGATCAGTAAACAGAATACCTTGCTGCCACACCCAGTGTTCAATATCTTGAGCATTATGATCTAACTGAGAAGTCATAAAGCTAAGAGCTGTGCGCTCATCAGCAGCATGCAGTTCCATCCAAAGATTCAAACGCTCATTAAAAGCATTAACGGCGCGCTTCTCTTCTTCTGCTTCTTCTTCGATAGAAGCTTTCATTGCACGGATCATATAATCCCACTCAGCTTGACGACCCTCGTCAGTCAAGCCGTTAAACCACATCTCCATATAATCAGCAGAAGGACGATGTCCAAATGCATCCTTGTGGAGGTCAGAAACGAGCGCAGAGTCGAAAGTGTACATATCCATCTCCTCATCTTATATTATTATTATAGCGATATACGAAATTAATTCAACTGTTTTTCTCAAAAAAACGCATTTTTTAAACCATTGAAAACATTGAGTTTTTGCGAAAATTAACCTATTGAAATCATTGATTTTTTCAGATTCCGCTAAATCCTTGAAATTTCTATGTATTTTTTTATGAAAAAAACAGTTGCTTTATTTACGATTATCCGTATTATAATGATATGATAAGGAGAAATGAAATGGGTATCAACGATCTCGAAAAGATTACAGCTCGCCTCGAACTCATCATTCGTGATGCTAGCGAGTTTAATAAATCTCGCAACCTCGTTCTTGCTGAGCTCAGCGATTATATCGACGAGCTGCAGGACGAAGTAGATGAGATGGTCGCTCATTACGATCGTATGGCTGATGAGCACGAATATTATAACCAGTTCCGTTAAAAAGTAGTTGCTTTTTTTCGTAACTGAGCTATAATCAACTATGTTGTCACTAAGACAACTACTACACACACTGAAAGGAAGTATACATGTCTAACATTGCTTATGCCGAAAAGCTCGTTCTCTCGAACGAAAACCTCTCTAAGAAAGAGCTTGTTGCTCTTGTTGCTAAGGAGCTGAATGTTTCTGTTCCTAATGCTCGAGTCTATATTTACAACGTCAATAAGCGTCTTGAAAAGCGCGCTAAGCCTACTGCTGAGCTTATTAACCCAGTAGTCATTTCTAAGGAAGTTAAGGATATTGTAAAGCGTAATTCACGTAAGTCAGTTGAGCAGCCAGAAGTTGCTGCTGCCTAAACCGGTTACTTAAGTTATATTTCAAATTATTAGGGGGTCATTGTGACCCCCATTTTTTGTTTATAAGACATATAAATAATAAAAAGGAGTTTATAATGGCAGCAATTACTAATCAGCCAGATAATATTAATTTTCTTTCACCGTTAGGGTTTCGCTTCATGTTAAAGCGCGCTCCTAATCTCAATTTCTTTGTTACTGGTGTTAATCTTCCAGGTATCTCTCTAGGATTTATCGAAGTTCCTACACCATTTAAGCTTATTAATATTCCTGGTAGTAAGCTCGATTATGGTGATTTCGATCTTACATTTAGATTAGACGAAGATATGGCAACATACTTTGAAATCTATAACTGGCTTCTTGCAATCGGATTCCCAGAAGGATTCAATCAATATAGAGGATTATCAACTAACGAACCAGGTGACCCTGAGCGCTTGTTTTCTGATGCAACATTGACTATACTTAAGAGTTCAATGGTTCCTAATATCGAAGTAAGTTTCGAAGATTTGTTTCCTACTAGTATTAGTAATATTGACTTTACAGCTACAGATACAGATGTCAATTATATCACAGCTACTGTATCATTTAAATATAAAATATTCCGTGTGAAAAAACTCTAATGAAGGTTTGTTATGAAGCTCGAAGAAATTATGGATATGTGGTCGGAAGACTGCAATGTGGATCGTACTGAGCTTGGTGAAGAGAGTCTAAAGCTTCCTAAAATGCATAGTAAGTATCTCCGTATTCATACGGAAGAAAGACTTTTGCTTAAAAAGCTAGAAGAAGAGCGTAAAGAGTTAGTCAAAGTAAAACATGACTACTATCGCGGTATTCTTCCAGAAGAAGATCTCAAAGCAAATGGATGGGAACCAAATCGACTTAATATTCTTAAGTCAGATATTCCTATGCATTTAGATGCTGATCAAGACGTAATTAAACTTAATCTACGTATCGCCATGCAAAGCGAAAAAGTCGATGCGCTCGAATCAATTATTCGCTCGATAAATAATCGAGGATATTTGATCAAGAACGCAATCGAGTTTGCCAAATTTCAAATGGGTGCATAGCGTTCTTATTTTTTATAAATACAGGAGTAGCAACAATATGATTATTAAATGCATACTCCTGATACATACGCTAAATCAAAACTTAAACCTACAGTAGTATATTGGATTCATTATGAACAGCATAGTGATCCATATAATGAAGGATATGTAGGTATTACTTGCAACTTACCTAAAAGAATTTACCCACATAAAACACAACCACACCGAAAGCATGTTTTTAACAGACTCATGAAAGGTGCTGTTATAACGGTATTGCATGAGTGTGATAATAGGTTTGAAGCGCTTAATTATGAAAAAAAATATAGACCTGCTCATAACATAGGATGGAACATATATCCGGGCGGAGAGGATACCCTTCATATTAATCCAAAGGGTAACAAATTAGAGCTTGGCGAATATAAACAGAAGTTAAAAGGTGATAATCGTACTGATAAGCAGAAGCAAGCTTCTCTAGAACATAGTTCTAGAATGAAACAACGATCACCTCATAATAAAGGTAAATTTAAAAAAATTGAAATTAATAATATTATTTACGATAATGCTTATATAGCAGCAGAAGTGCTTGGATTTTCCTTATCTAAAATTTATAGGATAGGGAAAAAAATTGGAGCGTGATATTATTTTTCTAAAAAAAATTAACGAAGTATACCTGAAAGTTGTAAGTGAACCATCCGTTGTACAAGAGCTTTCAGAACATCTCACATTTATGGTACCAGGTGCTAAGTTTTCACCTGCGTTCAAAAATAAATTTTGGGATGGTAAGATACGATTACTTAACTCTTTAACTGGTCTTACTTATGCAGGATTGGTTAAAGAGATATCTGAGTTTGCAGCATCACGTAATTATGATGTGGAGATAGATCCAGAACTACTGCCTATCAAGACAGATAATCCATATGATCTAGGCATAAAGGTAGAACCAAGAGATTATCAGAGAGATACATTTAAGAGAGCGATTAATAAGCAAAGAGGTATATTTCTTTCACCTACCGCTTCTGGTAAGTCGCTTATCATATACTCATTGACAGAATTCTATAACTGTGAAAATCATAAAGTACTAGTTATTGTTCCTACTGTATCACTTGTCTTACAGATGAAGAAAGACTTCGAAAGTTATACGGATAAGAAGCTAGACATACATTGTATTACTGCAGGTGTTGATAAGGTATCAAACAGCCCTATAGTTATTAGTACTTGGCAGTCAATTTATAAGATGCCCAAGCCTTGGTTTAAGCAATTTGGTTGTGTGATTGGTGATGAAGTACATCAATTCAAAGCCACATCCCTTAAGTCAATTATGGAAAAGCTAGAAGATTGTAAATATCGTTTTGGCTTTACAGGCACGTTAGATGGCTCATTAACAAATAAAATTACTCTAGAAGGTTTATTTGGTCCTGTTAAGCAAGTAACGACTACTACTGATCTTATGGAAAAAGGTCATGTTGCTGATCTAAAGATTAAAGCACTTATACTAAAATATACGCCTGATGAATGTAAAGCAGCTAGAAAGTTTTCATATCAGGATGAGGTTGACTTTATAGTACGACATGAGAAGAGAAATAAGTTTGTTCGTAACTTATCTCTATCTCTTAAAGGTAACACACTAGTACTATTTCAGTATGTAGAAAAACATGGTCAACAACTTTACAATATGATGAAGGATAAAGAACCAGATAGAAAGATATTCTTTATTCACGGCGGAGTTGATGGAGTAGATAGAGAAGAAGTAAGAGGCATAGTAGAAAATGAATCGAATGCTATCATTGTTGCTAGCTTTGGCACGTATTCTACTGGAATTAACATTCGCAATCTTCACAACGTGGTTTTTGCTTCTCCTTCTAAGTCACGTGTACGAGTACTACAATCCATAGGACGTGGATTAAGAATTGGAGATAATAAAGATAATATGACATTATATGATATTGCAGACGATTTAAAATCCGGTAGTCATACTAACTTTACCCTTCAACATTTTAGTGAAAGACTAAATATTTACAGTAGTGAAGGTTTTGCATTTAAGATCTTCAACACGGAGTTATAATGGAAGAAATTATTCTTTTTACAGTATCAGGATCACCTACTATGGTTGCAAAGACCTTAGAGGAAGATGATGATGCTATTTTCGTAGAGTATCCTTTTATTCTCTATAGGGAAGGTGGAGCTATTATTGCTTCTCCTTATATGCCTTTAGCCGAAGATGGAGTAGTAGCATTCAAGAAGAGTAATCTTATTGCTACTTCTGTTGCATCGAAGTATGTAACAAAAAATTATCATACACTTGTAAGCGAACTAAAAGAACTAAAATTTACTTTTAAGAAGAGTAGTGATCAATCGCTTACAGAACAAATATTTGATAAAAAACCTTCAAAAATATTACATTAATTAGTTGCACTTATAATCCAAATAAGTTATTATTAAACTTATATTTGGAATACGTTTAAGGTTTATATTATGGCTGAAGCAAAAAAGAATAATAAGCATTATATTGATAACAAGAAGTTCTATACTGCATTACTTCAACATAAAAGAGATATTGAAGCAGCAAGAGCAGCAGGTAAAGAAGATCCTCGCATACCACCTTATATTGGTGAATGTCTCTATAAAATTGCTACACGTCTATCTCTCAAGCCTAACTTTATTAGTTATACATTTAGAGATGAAATGATTTCTGATGGTTTAGAAAATTGCATTAGCTATCTTAATAACTTTGATCCAGAAAAGTCTGATAATCCTTTTGCTTACTTTACACAAATTATGTGGTTTGCTTTTATTAGACGTATTGATAAAGAAAAGAAACATCTTTATATTAAACAGAAGACCTTAGAAAATTTTTACTTCGAAGGTATGTTAGCAGAACAAGCTTTCGATGATGATAAGAATGTAACAGTTAATTTAGATAACGAATATATGAAGGGGCTAGTAGAATCTTACGATAAGAAACAAGCTGAGAAGCAACGTAAGTCTAAGTCTCGTCGTCAAGGAGTGGAGAAATTCTTCGATGAATAATAATACTAAAATTCACCTTATTCCGCAGCCTGTTATTGATTGTGTTGAAAGTCTTCGCACAACAAAGCAAGAGCATATGCGTCTCAATTATATCGTGCGTTTAGAAGCTATACGTGACTATTGTGATCAGGCTATCAAGGGTGGTTCTGCACCTAGACAGGCATGGTCAAATAATAAGGTTAAGGCAAAGCGCTAATGCGAATCGCTTTAATTTGCGACACACACTGGGGAGTTAGAAATGACTCCCTTATTATGCATAATAATATGAAAAAGTTTTTGGATAATATATTCTTTCCTGTATTAGAGGAAAGAGGTATTAATACTATTATTCATCTCGGCGATCTTGTTGATCGCCGGAAATATATTAACTATGTAACAGCAAAACGTTTACGACAAGACTTTTTAGACCCTATTAATGAACGTAATATTACTATGCATGTCATTGCAGGTAACCATGATACGTTTTATAAAAATACTAATGAGACAAATGCTCTTGTTGAATTGATTGGTGATGCAAAAGCTGTAGATCCTTCAGATCCTATCAAGAGTATTAAGCGATATCCTAACATCCACATTCATTATAAAACTCCTCGTGAACTTCATATTGTAGGTGGTGGAAGCATACTGCTTATGCCATGGATCTG